AAAGTTCCATAAACGCTTGTGTCGCATGAATCACTAACTAATAAAACAACATACATTAAAACCACCTCCTTTTATTTTCTTCCTTGAACCATTTTTTATAATATGAATCTTCCTTCGCACAATCTCCACAAATCTCGTTTTCAACCTCAACATCTGAAATCAATTCAGAGTTGCAATCATAACACATTGGGAAAGGTTGCTCTATTTCGTACTGATAACCCTCGTTAAATGTAAAGGTCTCAAAATTGCAAGCCTCATAACTATCATTTGAAAACCAAGACCCATTGTCCCATGTTCCTAGATGCTCGTTAATAATCGTATATCTGTTTTGATTGTCTAAAAATACTAGTTTGGAATGTCCTATATAATCCGCAATCAATTCTTGAATACCTTTAGATGCGATAACACTTCTCAGGTCATTAATGTTTTTTAATATACGTTTATTAAATGCCATCGTGTCGGACTCAGTGCCTTTAGTTTTTATATCGATAATTCCATTATGAATAAAACCAATATTTTTAGAGACAAAAAACGGATGACAATTCGCCTTGCTAATCGCTCCATGTGTTTTGATTCTAAAATGGATTAACATATCATAGTTGATGGAATTTATCTTCTTATATGAGTTCCAAAAGTCATTGAACTTCATGAACCCCTTTTTAATTTGGAGTTCGTTTTTGTATCCATGTTGGGTTTTAGTAGTTTGATTAAACATAAAACCTCCCCCATCAGGATTTGATTCGTGGCAAGTT